GACGGGCGACCTGGCGCTCGTTTCCGGAACGCAGCGAGGCCAACAGCGCGTCCTGCGACGGCTGCTGACCAACCCAGGCGACTATATTTGGCAGCTTCCCTATGGCGCCGGGTTGGCGCGCTTCGTTGGACAGCCGGGTGGCGTCGCTGCCATCCGCGCGGCGATCCGCGGACAGATTTTCAAGGAACCTGCCGTGGCGCGTACGCCAGAGCCGGCGATCAGCGTGAGCTTTGAGCCGGGCAGCGTGTTTGTGCAAATCCAGTACGCCGATGCGGCGACCGGAGAGACGCAAATCCTGAGCTTTTCGGTGAATGCATGATGCTTCCGCTGCAGAACTTCGCGACGCTGGTGCAAAATATGGCGGCCGGCGTCCAGGGAGCATCAAAGGCGCTGATCGACTTGACGGCCGGCAGCGTGCTGCGCGCGATCCTGGAGGCGAATGCCTCGCTCGGGTTGTGGCTGCAATGGCTACTGGTGAAGCTGCTGGCAACAACGCGGGCGGGGACCAGCACGGGAGCCGATCTGGATAGCTGGATGGCGGATTATTCCGTCTACCGGCTGCCTGCGACGACGGCTTCGGGGTCGGTGACATTCGCACGGTTCACTGCAGGACAGCCAGCGTTGATACCTGCGGGAGCGTCGGTCGCAACGGCCGACGGCTCGCAGCGCTACACAGTACAGCCCGATCCCGCCAACCAAACGTGGAGCGCGGCGCAAAACGGCTTTCTCGTGCCGGCGGCGGCGTCTTCCATTACGCTGACCGCACAGGCAATGACGCCGGGCTCTGCCGGCAACGTGCAGGCGGGCGCGATCACCACTCTCGGCACCGCGATCCCCGGCATCGATACGGTTACGAATGGCGAGCCGTTCACGAACGGACTAGATGCCGAGAGTGATGCCGCGCTGCGTCTTCGTTTCCGGGCCTGGACCGCGAGTCTGGCGCGCGCAACACCGGCAGCGATTATCGCTGCGGTGCAAGGGCTCCAGCAGAACCTTGCCTGCGTGATCGCAGAGAATGTCGATACCGAAGGCAATCCGCGAACCGGCAGCTTCGTGCTGACGATCGACGACGGCTCCGGCACGCCGCCGGGATCGCTGCTGGCGACTGTCTCCAATGCGGTCGAAAACGTGCGGCCGGTGGGCGTGACCTATGCCGTGCAGTCGCCGCAACTCGTCTCCGCCAGCGTGGTGCTGACGATCACTGTTGGTCCCAGCGGCAACAAGGCCGCGCTCGTCGGGCCGGTTGCCGCGGCGATCACGAATTGGATCGACAGTCTGCCGATCGGTGCTGCGCTGCCGCTGAGCCGCATCGCTAGCCTGGCCTATGCCGTCGATTCCTCGATCACCAACGTGACGCAAGTGACGGTGAACGGGACAAGCGCCGATCTGCAGCCACCAGCGAATGGCGTGGTGAAGGCCACCAGCGTCGCGGTGAACTGATATGACCGGCGACGTGCAAGACATGGTAGCGCGGCTGAAAGCCGTGCTGCCACAGCGATGGTTCGGCGACACAACGCCGGTTCTGGATGCGGTGGTGACCGGGCTGGCGACGGCATGGGCTTGGCTCTATGACTTTTACGGATATGCGAAGCTGCAGACGCGCATCGCGACCGCGACCGATACCTGGCTCGACCGCATTTCCGCCGACTTCTTCGGTTCGCGCCTGCTGCGCCGTGCGAACGAGAGCGATAGTGCGTTCCGTATCAGAATCATGCTGGAGCTCAGGCGTCCGCGCGCGACCCGACCGGCGCTGATCGCGGCGATCACGGACCTGACTGGCCGGGCACCGGTCGTGTTCGAGCCAGCGCGTCCGGCTGATACCGGCGCATACAATGTCGCGACCGGATACGATACAGCCGGCGCTTGGGGCAGCCTTGCTTTGCCATGCCAGGTTTTTGTCACGGCATTCCGGCCAGCCGGCCAGGGAATTGCGGCGATCCCTGGCTGGGATTTCGGTGGCTGGAGCGAGAGCTGCAGCGTTTACGCCAGCCTGGACATGATCACCGGGCGAGTAACCGATGCCGATATCTTCGCAACGATCGCTGATGTGCTGCCCGCTTCCGTAATCGCGTGGGCGCGCATTACCAACTGAACGCCAGCACGTTCTTGGACAACATCAACCGAGGGCCTCACTTTGGACCGCCAGATCGTCTTCCCGGGGTCGGTTCCGCTCGACACCGATATCCTTAGCGTTCAGCGCAACACGATGGCCGCGCTCGGTTATCTGACGCAGGCCACACTCGGGCAGGGCCCGGTGGCGGACGGGCTTGTTTGCGCGCCAACGGCGCCAGCGAGCATGAGCGTGGCGGTCGGTCCCGGCAGCCTCGCAGCGCTGACCGTGCTGGACACGCTCGCGTTCGGATCGCTTGCCGCGGATGCGACGACGCCGCTGATGAAGATGGGCGTGAATCTGCAGCCGGTAACATTTCCGCTGACCGCTCCCACAGGTTCTGGTGAATCGATCAATTATCTTGTCCAAGCGGCGTTCTCGGAGAGTGACGCCACACCGGTGGTGCTGCCTTACTACAACGCAGCGAATCCGACGCAGCCGTTCAGCGGCCCGAATAACTCCGGCGTGGCGCAGGACACGCAACGGCTGCAGCGCGTGCAATTGCAGCTTAAGCCGGGAGCCCCGGCGCCGGCAGGCACGCAGCTGACCCCGCCGGTGGACGCCGGCTGGGTCGGGCTGTGGGGGATCACGGTCGATTACGGGCAAACATCAGTCACTGCGCCCAATATCTGGATGTACCCGAATGCACCGTTCCTGCCGTTCAAATTGCCGCAGCTTACGCCGGGCTTTTCGCGATTGGCCGTTTTTGGCCTGGCGGGCATCACGAACTGGACCGTTCCGCTCGGCGTGGCGCAGGCCCGCATCCGTGTACTTGGCGCAGGTGGCGGCGGTGGCGGTGGAAACACGAGCTGGTCCGGCGGCGGCGGTGGCGCCGGCGGCTATGCCGAGGCGGTAGTCGGACTGACTTCGGGCCAGACGCTACCGGTCACTGTGGGCGCCGGCGGCGCAGGATCGGCTGCGGGAAGCAGCGGAGCAGGAGGCGGCACGAGCTCGGTCGGCACATTGATATCAGCCACCGGCGGTCAGGGCGGCGGATCAATCAGCCCGAACAGCTACGGCGGCATCGGAGGCGTCGGCTTTGGCGGCGCGATCATATTGGCAGGCGGCAACGGGGCCGATGGGCATTCCAGTGTCAGCTATTTCGGTGGCCAGGGCGGCGCATCGCTGTTCGGTGGGGGCGGACGCGGCGGATCCGGCGGCGGCATGAACGGCGCGGCTCCGGGATCCGGCGGTGGCGGTGCCTACAATTCGTCGGGATCAGGCGGGAACGGCGCGAATGGCCTTGTCGTCATTGAATATTGAGCCGGAGGATCGGATGGCCATGCGCATTTTTGCTCGCATCGAGAACGAGACGGTGCAGGAGCTGCTGCAGACGGAGCACGACGTCAGGACTCTGTTTCATCCAGCACTGAGCTGGATGGACGTGACGGATGTTACCGGCATCGCGTCCGGCTGGCGGTACGCCGCCGGTGCGTTTTCGGCTCCGCCGCGCAATGAGCCACCGCAGCAGCCATCGCTCGCCGATCTTCAGGCGCGGCTTGCCGAGCTGCAGCAGCAGATTGCCGCCGCCGCACACTGATTCCGCAAGCGGGAGATCGATATGGCTGGGTCTGCCACCTATGTCTGGCGGCCGTCGAACGCGCGTATCGTCGTGCTCGACGGATTCAGCAGCCCACTACGACCGAGTACGATCAGTGTTGCCGCGGCCACGCCGGTTACGCCGTCATGGCCGACGAAAGATCCCGGCGATGTGCTGGACTATCAGCTTGACGTGGCGAACGCGTTGGCGGGGGATCGGGTGGATGCGATCGATGGATTGACCGTCGCGATCAGCCCTTCCGAACCGGGAGACCTCTCCCTGGTCTCCGCAGCAATGGCGGGAACGTCGGCGATCGTTTGGCTCTCCGGCGGCCAAGCGGGGACCACATACACCGTGACGCTGACCGTGACGACGACATCCGGGCGAACGATCGCACGG